TGATCTGCTCGAAGACACCCGCACGGGTACTCCGGTGCTGTATCACTTTACTGGCAGGAATACGAGCGGAGTTGCACAGCTTGATCTGTATCCGCGATTGGAAACTGCTGGGACGATAAGCCTGCGGGTTGTGGAAAAACTGAAGTGCCTTACCCGCACCAACATAATTGTGGATTTCCCGCCGACCACGCAAGCGTTGGATGACGAGCTTCGCCTTCCGCACGTCCATCAGGTCGTTCTTTCTCTAACCCATGCGGACGCGCTCGAGCGTGAGCGGCAGTACGCCAAGGCGCAGTCGGTCGTTCAGACCGCCAATGCCGACCTTGCGGCGATGGCTAACTACGAACTGAGTCAGGTTGGCGGAATCAAGCAGATCACGCCTTCCAGCTTGGGCGACCTTTCCATCGAGGAAATCTCAGCCTCCTAATGCCATACTACTCGGACAACCTAGACGACCTTCTGGCGTTTGACGGCATCCGCAGTTTTGCGGGTGGTCAAGCCAGCGGTCTGCAATCAGACCTCTTGGCTGAGAACCAAGTTCAGCAGTTGGTCAATATGACCCTGTCGCCTAAGGGGAGCCTTGAGACCCGGCGTGGGTTGGTCAACTTCAACACCACGGCGACCAGCCAAGAGGGGTCGATTGGAGGAATGCGGTATTTTGATACGGCGCAATACGAGAACCTTGTCACCGTAACGCAAGGCAGGCTTTACAGCATCAACTCCAACGGCAGCGCAACCCTGCACCCGGCGGATGAAATCTGGGATTCGTTTACCGGCGCAACTCGCATTTGGAATAACGAGAACCAGCAGTGGGCTGATGGATTTTCCACAAACTTTGATGTCAAGGTCAGCATGGCTCAGTTCAATGACAAAATGTATCTGGCCGATGCGGACGGTCCGCTTTACTATTTTGACGGTGACGTTGCCACAAGGCAGGGCGGCAAGGTCAGGGCTATCACCATCTCGACAGGCGGAACTGGATACACCAGCGCAACGGCCATCGTTACCGGGCCGGATTGGGGCGGCACGCTTCCAACCCTGATTACGCAAGTGGCCGGTGGGGCCGTCACCGGAGTAACCGTGGTGGATGGAGGATCTGGGTATTCCGGCGCACCGACCGTAACCATTATTGGCAATGGCTCCGGTGCTACCGCAACCGCCACGGTAAGCCCGCCTCCGCTCAATCTCAGGCTTTTAATCAACACCGGCAACCGCCTCTTTGGCGTTGGATCAGCCGGGAATCGCAACACGCTTTACGCTTCCGACATTCTGGATGCCTCCATTTGGGATGCGGCAAACTCGGTCATCGTAAACGCCGATGACGGAGATGAGATCACCGCCATCGTTCCATATTACGAGAACCGCATCATCGTCTTCAAGAAACGGCGCATATTCCAGGTAACGATCCCTCCCGACATGACCAGCGCGGCGGATTGGGTGATCCAGCTTATCTCCAATAACACCGGGTGCGTGGCGGAAGGTTCAGCCGTACAGGTCAATTCCGACATCTTCTTCCTTTCCGATGACGGCATCCGCTCGCTGGTCCGGTCTGCGGCGGACGATTTCACCTCGGTAGGTCTGCCATTGTCAGAGGTTGTCAAGGATGTGATTCAGGAAATCAACGTGGCCGAGATTGGGATCTGCACGGCGGCCTTCTACGACAACCGCTACTTCCTTGCCGTGCCGACAGCGTCAAACGATTTTAACGATACCATCATTGTGTACAACACGGTACTGGGGGCATTTGAGGGGACTTGGACTCCGAATGTAATGCAGTTTGCTTTGACCAATTTCCAAGACGAAGGGCTTCGGCTGATGAAGAAGTCCACCACGGGACAGATCCAAAAGTACAGTGGATACAAGACCCCGGCACAGGTCACAATTGCCGACTACCAAGATGCCGGAGTTGACTACGAATCCTATGTCCGCACCGCTGATATGGACTTTGGCGATCCTTTTGCCGAAAAGCATGGCAGCCACTTTGAGATTGTCTTTGACGACTCATTTTCTACCGATACGACCATCTCCATCCAGCGGGATATTGATGTTGGCGATATTGACGTTCAGCCCAACCTCAATATCTCCAGTGCCGCTCTAACCCTGCCCTTTGTTCTCCCGGCTCAGTTGCCGTCCTCGGTCAAGAAAAGGCTTGCCAGCGACCTACGGGCGTACCAGAAATGGCGTTTGTTGAATATCAAGATCCAATCGGCGGCCAACAAAATGGCCATCCGCCAAATCACGGCTGCGGCCAATCCTGACACCATTGAGGTGCAGAAGAACATCTCGTGACGGCTGTGGAGTTTATCGAGGCTTCCGGCGTACCGGAATCAACCTGGCCAACCTTTAGGGAATGGTTTGATTGGCACTCTGAGCGTGGATTGGTTGGGGTAGCCAAGGATGGGGATGAGGTTGCCGGGGTAGCCATTGCCAGGTGCATTAAGGGCATGGAAGCCCCTGAGCCTTATGAACATGACGAAGCTGGAGAGAGTGTGTTCGTGGACTTGACCGTGACCTCGATTGATGGTAAAAGTAACGCTTTGAGTCGCAAGGCTCTAAAGTGCCTGCTGAGTATCCTTTGGTATAGATTCGGTCCGCGCAGGAGGATCACATTCAAGCGTAACGGCTTTTACAAGGAGTACGACTACTACAATTTTATGCGAAAGGCACTAAACTAATGGGCGGCGGACCATCCATCCCGGCACCCCCTCCTCCTCCCGACCCCCTAAAGGCGGCGCAGGCCAATTCCCTTTTCTACCGATCCTCGCTGGAAACCTACGTTGAGAAGGCTCCAGACATTGCGGCCTTGGAAAACGCCCTTCGAATCAAGTATATGCCCGAACAGCGTCAGTTGGAACGCCAGCTTTCCGCCGCCGACCAGCTTGCCCAGGTTCAGACCGGCCTCCAGCTTGAGAGGCAGTACGGACCGCAACGCACGATGGAAACGCTTCGTCGGCAGTACGAGTATAGCCCGGAAGCCTTTGCCCTGAATCGTGGGCTTGGAAGTCAGCTTACCCGCCAGTTCGAGCGCACCTATGGGGTTAGCCCGTTTGCCAGCGTGGAGCCAATGGTTGCCTACGGCGGCGGCGTGGCTCCGGTCAATTACACCGGAGGCATTGCTCCGCAGATCGGTGCGCCTGCCTATACCACCGAGATTGGCGATGTGTTGGCGCGTAACGTAGAGGCTCAAAAGAAGACGACCGAGAAGTTTAGGGCTGGGGAGATTTAATATGGCAAGCGTAGAAGATCTTCGTAAAAAAGTAACAGATCTGAACACAAAACTTTCCGAAATGGAAAGTTTTAGTGTACAAACATCTACATCAAAACAAGCTGCTAAAGCAAGAAATCCAAGAAGCGGAACAAGAATTACCGGATATGTTGATGTTCCTGTAACAAATGTTAAAAAAAATCCTGAATACGAAAAAACTCTTACACAGCTTCTTTCGGCGCAAACCGAATTGCAGGATGCAATTTACAATCGCGAAGGATCATATAATACACTAGCCGAACAAATTGCCGGTCTTACTGGCCGGGATCGACTTGCCGGAGTTGGTGCTGGATTAAATCAGGCACTCAATCAGCTTGGCTCTGGCAGGAACTATGGCTCGTCAGATCTTGGCTCTCGCCTAAACTTCCAAGTATCCGACCAGCAGATTGTTGACGATTACAACGCAACCCGCCTCGGTCGCCTTAACCGTATTGCGGAAGACGGAAACTCGCAGATTGCAGGAATTCAGGCGCGTATTGATGCGGCCAATCAATTGCTTGAAAGCCTTCCGGCAAAAGATCCTCGTAGAACCTCTGCCCAAGTTTCCATTGACCAGTTAAAGGCAGACCTTGCCAGCGTGCAGGGTGCGGTAACAAAGGCTGGGCAACAGATCGCCGATTTCAAACCAATCACAACCGCCGACGATGAGGGACTTAAAGAGATCACAGCGTTCCGTGAGTTTATCAAGTTGCCTGAGGAACGCGCTGGCGAACAACTCAAACAGATTGACCCGGAATCCTACAAAACCGCAGTCGGCCTCGGGCAACGCTATCGTCAGCTTGCGACGGAGGAGTTGCCTGCGACGACGACTCCGCAGACCGAGCAACTACGCAACACCATCGAGCAGGAAGCACTCAACCAGCTTCGCCTTGGCTCGACCTTGGGAGCCGAGGAAAGGCGTGGATACGAGCAGGCGGTGCGTGCCGCCCAGACCGCCCGTGGCAACATCTTCGGTCTTGGACCGGCAGTGCAGGAAGCGGCGCAGATCGGTGCCGCCGGGGAACAACGCAAGCTTGCGCGTTACGGGGCGGCGCAGCAATTCCTGGCTTCCGGCGAAACGACAGGTGGCGCAGCCGCCCGTGACCTCGCGCTTCGCGAAAGCTTGACCCAGCAACGCCTTGGCGCGGCTTCCGGCTTCCTGGCTGGTGGACCCTCGCTTGCCAACTTGGCCCAGCAACGGCTAGGACAGCAGAACCTTGCGGCGCAACAGTACATTCAGGCCAATCAACCCCTGCCTGGGCAGTTCCAGACTCAGGGTATGCCGCAGCGGTTTTATCAAGCTGCAAATCCAGAAATTCCAGTACAGCTTGCTGGCAATGCAGCCAACATCTACGGAACCATGTCTGACTATCAGGCTCAAACCTACGGAGCCTATACTCGTGCTGTCGCATCACAGCCGACCGGCGCACAGCAATTTGGCTCGATTCTTAGCGGAATTAGCGGCTTAATACCGAGCTTTAGCTTTAGCAAATAAGGAGAAGTTATGCCGATTCAGTTTAATATCGAGGGGCCGGAAACCAAAAAAGCACGGGAAATGACCCAATCATTACAGGAGGAGCAACTTCGCCGATACCAAGAAGACAGAATGGCAAGAGAGTATGAGGCATCAAGACAAGTGATGCCTTATGAAAATTTCAAGATCAATGTTGGTGGTGAAATGGTTGATTTTCGTGCCTTAAGTCCAGAGCAAAAACAGGCATGGAAGCAACAGCAGGAAATGAATTGGATGATGGATCAAAGTGTTAAGATGGAAAATTACAAGAAAGAGATGACCAAGGCACAGGTTGAAATGGATAAGTTAAATCTTGAAAGGGCGAAAATAGGATCTGAAATAAATAAAGGAAATGTAAGACCTGGACTAGATATTCTTCCAATCACAAAACCTTATACAGAGCAAATGTCTGAAATTGACGCAAGGATTAAGGAGCAACAGGAAAAATATATGCGTGCCGGTTTTGGAGCGCAATCCATGACATCAGAAACAATGCCATCTTCTTACGGTGTTCCGCCTGTCACAAAACCACAACCAGCACAGCCAGCCCAACAGGCACAACAGCCGCAAGCCCAGCAGGCACCAGCGCAACAAGCAGAAATCCCATCCTATGCCGACGAGGCCGCAGCCAAATCCGCAGGCGCAAAGGTTGGGGACATTATCATCCTTCAAAACGTTAAAAAAGCAGATGGCACGGTTGGTCCGGCAAAAGTAAGACTGACCCGTTAATTTATGGGCTACGAAGTCCTAGAGGACGAAAAGCCCGGATACGAAGTCCTGCCAGAAGAGCAGGCCGGATACGAGGTTGTTGAGGAAATTACGACTCCCAAGCAAGCCGAGAAACCATCCGTTCAGGCAGAGCCAACCGAGCCGGTAAATCCATCTCTTATCGGAGCATCGTTAAGATCGGTTGGAGAGCAGGTTATTCCTGGAGCCTCTGCCGTAGCTGGAACTCTTTTGGGTGCTGCTGCTGGTGTGCCAGGCGGCCCTGTTGGCATAGCTGCTGGTGCATTGGCTGGCGGTACGCTTGGATATAAAATAGGCGAAACAGGCCAGCAAGGTTTGGCTAGGCTTTTGGCCGGAGAGCAGGGATATGAGGATTACCAAAGGCTTCGCGAGGCCGATAAATCCAGATACCCAATAGCCACAACTTCGCTTGAAATTGCGACACCAATTGCAATTGGTGCCGGTGCAGCAAGACCTACGCTTGCTATTGACAGATTTCAGCAAGCCTTTAAACCGCAGATTGCGCCTGTTGCAAGGGCAACGGAAGAGGCTACCGCTGGTCAGCCAATTAGACCTGGAACAGTTGGTGAGGCAGGATTCGAAAGTGGAGTTAAAGCACCTGAATTTAAGATGCCAGAACCTCCCAAGGGTTATGCAATAGCCCAAACTGCGCTTCGTGAGCTTAAATCAGAGAAAGTTCCAACTGCCGTTAAGGCCGAGATTGCAACTCAGCCGGATACGGTAAGGAAAATTTATGGAGTTGCGGCAAAGCGAGGAGAGCTTGAGGATTTGCCAACAAATGAACTTGAAAAAATTGCAAGAGAAAGCACCGATCCAATTGAAGTTCAGGGGGCAAGCGCACTTCTTTATGGAAGAAAGGTGGACGAAAATCCAGCCAATGCAGCGGCAAATTTTAATGAGTTTGTTAAACTAAACTCATTGTTTGGACTTGGATTAAGAAATGCACAGGAATATATAAATACTCCAGCCGGTTACGTTTCAATTTTAAAACAACAAGCTGAATCTGTTGGAAGAAAAATACCAGCACAAGTTGAGCAAAGGCTTACAGATTTATTTAATAAAAGCAAACAATCAAAAGATGCGCTTAAAGCTGCAATAAACAATTATAGAAATAACCTAACGGACGATTCAGCAAAACTTGCCGAAGAAGCACAAAAAACCGCACAGCGTGATGCTGTAGAACTTCAACGATATTCAAGAAATGTAATACCAAAAAGATTTTTAACTGAAACCGTTCCGCAGGCAATTCAGCTTACATTGTTGACTCCGCTATCATTAACAAAAAATATTTTCTTTAACGTAAATAGAGCAGTTGCCCAAACCGGTGTAAGGGCGATTGCGAATGTGGGTGATTCAGTTATTTCATTTTTATCAAAACAACCAAAGACAATTGCACAGTCGCCAACAACCGCACAGGCCGCAATTGGCGGCGCAATGTCTGGATTTAAAGAAGCTGGAAGAACATTTTTTAAAACAGGCATACCTGAAAAAGCTGCGCTTGCAGGCGAGGGCGTAAAGGGTACGGATGTATTTAGATCCCTTGCACAAGCCGTAACAGGCAAAGACCTTGTTGTAAATGAAAAAGGAAAGGTTGCGGTCGCAGACAGAATCAGAAAGTTTGCTGAGGGTGTGATCGGTTCATATACGGAGCCTATGGGCAGGGGTCTTGCTGTCGGAGATTTGCCATTTAGAAGGGCGGCAGAGGCAAGGCTAGTTGCGGAAAGGGCATTGCTAAAAGGAGCCAGCAGGGAAGAGGCATTAGCAGCAGCAAGGTTTCCGAAAAAATCTGAATTAAGTGCGATTGAGAATGAGGCAGCCAAGGCAACCTTTCAGCAAAACACAAAGCTTACAAGCGCAATTCAAAGAGTGGCTGATGTTATTGCAAGCATACCTGCGGTTGGGCCGTTGCTCCTGAGGGCAAACATTCCCTATATTAAAACGCCAGTTAATGTGGTAAGTGACGTTGTTGATATTGCGGTTCCTCCCATTGCTTTTGTAAAATCAATATACTACGCAAACAAAGGTGATCGAAGGCAGGCGTTGGATATGGCTGCTAGGGGTATTGTTGGCTCAGTAATGGGAATGGCCGCATCAGCACTTTACAGGGCTGGTCTTATTGTCGGATCTGGAGGCAAGAGCGAAAAACAGCGCGGTATTGAGTACGAGGTTCAACCCCAAAATACATTAAACAAATCCGGCCTTGAAAGACTTCTTCGCGGCGAAGACCCATCAATACGGCCAGGTGATGAAATAAGAAGTTTTGAAAATTTTGGATATCTTGGAACTGTTTTTAATGTATATGCAAACGTCCTCTCAAAAGAGGGAAGTTCTGGAATTATTGAAGACGCAGCCAATGTGGCATTTCTTGGCATACCAAATGTTGCAAGCTACACCTTAAACCAAACATTCCTAAAAAGCACAAACACTCTTTTGAACGCGATTAACAGAGAGCAGTATGATGGATATCTTCAGGCATTATATGGTTCGATTTCATCAGTAGCATTTCCTGGAACATTGCAAGCCATCAATCGGGCATACAGAGAGTACATGGTTGATATAAAGTCAGATGACAAGCTTAAGGGATTCCAGAATGTGTTAAAATCAAAAATGCCTGAATTTGCCGCAAATGCTTTGAATCTCGAAAAACTCCCGCTAACAAGAAATTTGTGGGGAGAGCCAATCAAGCAAACGCCTGAGGGTGAAAACCCATTCTTCTACAATTTCTTTGATGTGACGAGAAGCAGGTCGGTCAAGTCGGACGAGTCCAACTTATTTCTTTACAGGCTATGGAAAGACACAAAAAACCCGGATGTACTTCCGTCGGTTCCTGGCAGAAACATAACAATCAAGGGAACGACGTACAGGCTTACGGAGGAACAATATGCAGATTTCCAAGAAGAGGTTGGGCGCAGAAGGAAAGCCCTTGTAGACAGGGACGTTGAAAGCCCAACTTTCATAATTGCAAATCCAGAATTTCAAATTAAAAGATTAAAAAATAATTATGACAAAGGGTTTGATGATGGATTGAGACAATTTTTAAGCTTAAATAGGTATGATTTAATTCCAATGGAGAAATAAAATGCAAAGATACGAAAAGAAGATGGCGGAAATGTTTAAGAAGGTAGAACCGGCCGCTCGCCCCACGCAAGGGCAGGCCGGATTGCAGCAAGTTGCGCCGATCAAGACAGAGACTCCGGTCCAGCCCGAACAAGGATACGAGATGCCAAGCGTTGGTTATGAAATTATTTCCGACGAGCCTCAGAAGCCTGCGGAAGACCCGCTTGTTTCAGCGGCGATGCAGACAGTTGATTGGGAGGCCAGAAGGGATAAGCGCGGAAATCTGTCAATTTACGCCTTGCCCAGCGGTGATCTTGGCGGAAACTACGAAGTGGCTGGTATCAATGACCGATATCATCCCCAGGCATTTAAAAAAATATCTTCACTACCGGCAGAGCAACGCGAAAAGGCGGCTGCCGAATATATTAGGCAATACACATCTCCATTTGTAAATCAATTGCCGGAACAGATTCGACCATTTGCCCAAGACCTTGCATTCAACCGTGGTGCCGGTGGTGCAACCAAATACATCCAACAGGGTCTTAACAGTCTTGGACAAAAAGTATCAATAGACGGAAGGCTTGGACCTCAAACATTGCAAGCAATACAGGGTGTTGACCCAAAGGCCCTGATGAAAGCAGCAAGCCAGGCCCAATTACAAGATGAGTATGCTAGAGCCAGATCAAACCCAGAAAGAAGGAAATTTCTTCAGGGTCTTGAAAATAGGATCAACAACCGGCTCTCGCTATTCGGAGCCGTCTGATTCGTAAATATAGGTCTGCCCATTATTGCCAGCAAAATAGTTCCCAACCCTTGTTCTTAAGGTTGCATCATTGCTGTAAGAAAAGTCTCCGTCAATCACGGTTAGCTTTCCATTCCCATAATACATATTTCCACAAGATCCATACAAGCCACGAGGAGTTATGAATAAGGGACCATTTTGCACAACTAGCCCATTGCGTGTAATGGCAACTCCACGCCCACCGCTGAACACGGCATTGCCGGATGGGTATGTAGTTCCCACGAATTCGTCCAGATCCTCACCCATCACCGGTGCCACCAGCACCGCCATTAGGAATAGTGTTGCTTTCATGCGTAAAAAGTATAATGAGTTGGCGTGATGGTCAACACAAAAGTGAAACTTAATAACAGGCAGATTGGGGCGGTCGGTGTGGCCAGGGTGGCGGGTGCGCTGTTCAGGAACGGGTACAGCGTGCTTGTGCCGATGGAGGACTTCGGGCATGGGTATGATATTGTCGCAGAGAAAAACGGAAAGTTCTTTAGGATTCAGGTCAAGACAACCGCAAAGGCCGAGGACCGAAAACTTCATTATCGCTTTATGACATCTGGTGGAAAAAATCGAAAGACAACCTACACAAAAACCATGGTAGATTATATTGTCTGCTGGGCGATGGACGAGGATCTGTTCTGGCTTCTTGAGCCATCGGATTGCAAGGCACCAACCAAGAAATTCTATCCACAAACAGGCTCATCATGGCGAATCATAAGCGATCTCTGACCCCCAAGCAGGCTTGGCGGCTGTTCGAGGATGCCATTAAGGATACTGATGATATTGAGAAGGCTGCCGAATGGATACGCAGGCACCCGCAGGTTGCCAGGAAGATGACCGGTGCTGGGTTATTAGCCTGCTTTGACGAGGACATAAAAAAGTATTGACTCATTTTTGACACGCCCCCAATGTGGGGCATGGCAATCAATTCAAGACGCAAAGGCGCGGCAGGCGAGCGGGAGTTCGCATCATACCTAAGAGAGCAAGGCTGGCAGAAGGCTAGGCGCACCCAACAATATGCCGGTGATCCCGAAGGCGGTTCCGGGGATGTGGTCTGCGCGAACTTCCCATTTCATTGCGAGGTCAAGCGTTGCCAGCAGATCAAGCCAGAGCAATGGATGACGCAGGCCAAGGGCGATGCGCCGGAAGGAAAGATTCCGGCGGTGTTCTTTCGCCGCAACGGAGAGAAGAAGTGGCTGGCCATCATTGAGGCCGACGACCTTTGCGAGATCGCACGCCATATCGCACCACCCAATTTCACCGTGGACATAGTCCATACCGCACCAGTTGCCACGACCGTAGCCCAAGGATTTGTAATGCCTTCCACCCCACTAAACCCAAACCAAATATAGAAAGGTAAAATAATATGAGCCTAACCATCAGTGAAACATCCAAAAACACGGAACGTCAGTTGCCCGAAGCCGGAGCGACCGTGGGCGTTCTATTCAGCCTAGTCGATCTCGGAACCCAGGAAGTGACCTGGGATGGCGAGACCAAGTGTACCCCCAAACTCCGCCTGGCTTTCGAGTTGCCTGAACAGGTGATCGAAGGCGAGGTGACTGAGAATGGCAAAACCACCAAGGTGACGAAACCGATGGTCGTTTCCATCGAACTCACCCGCAGCCTTGGCGAGCGTGCGACCCTGCGTAAACACCTTGAGACTTGGCGCGGTCAGGCGTTCACCAGCAAAGAACTTGCCAGCTTCAGCCTCAAGAACCTCTTGGGCAAGGCTTGCTTGCTCACCTTGGTTCACAAGACCAGCCAAGCCGGACGCAACTACTGCGCGATCCAAGGCATCGCCAAGTTGCCCAAGTCGATGAAGGCTCCGGCCACCACCCAGAACAGCCAGGTGTTCTACGAGATCGAGCAGGGTGAGGGCGGTCAGTTTGGCGAACTGCCGGAATGGCTTCAAGAGAAGATCCGTTCCAGCAAGGAGTTGTCCGGTGCGTCTTCGGCACCGCAGGTCAAGGCTGCCACCAACACTGACGCGGACGGCAACCCGATGCCGTTCTAATCAGATGGCTCTTACCCTAACCCAGAAAGAGCCATCGACCGCTAAACTCGTTCAAACCGAGTCTAGCGGCCATTGGTACAAAGAAAATGGCGAGTCCGCCCACGTCATCATTGGTAAGAACGGAAACGAGCGAAGCACCACGGTGGCAGATGCCCGCAAGATGGGGTTGCTTCCATCGGTCACGAGCGTCCTGGGCATCATGGACAAGCCGCAACTCACGGCATGGAAGATCGAGCAGGCCATCATGTCCTCGCTCACGCTTCCAAAGGAGGACGGTGAAACACTCGAAGAGTATGCGAAGCGGGTCGTCAAAGACTCGAAGCAATCCACAACCAAGGCGGCGGAACACGGCACGAAAATGCACGAACAAATGGAGCATATCCTACTTGGACGTGATTGTTCCAAAGACCCGGAACTCCAGCCGTATATCAAGACGTTTAGAGAGTGGGCTGAAGACAATATCGAAAGAACCTATTGGTGCGAAAAAGCACTGGTTGGTGCTGGTTACGCTGGACGATGCGATGCCTACGTCAAGCTGAAGGGAATCGGAGACGCGATCATCGACCTCAAAAACCGCAAGGTAAACCCGAAGTACGATCCGTTCTACGATAGCGACTGCGCCCAGCTTTGGGCCTACCGCATTGCGTCCGAGAACCCCAAGGCAGCGTGCGTCTCGGTGGTCCTGGCGGCCAACGATCCCGAAACGCTGGTGATACACCAGTGGAGCGAGGAGGAACTGCACGAAGCCGGAATCGCCTTCAGTGCCATGCTCAAGGTCTGGGCGTGGTCAAAGAAGTACAACCCACCGGGGATGAAACTATGAAGCCACCCACCATAGAAGAACTTGGCAAAGCCGCCGAGGATATAACGTGGCGCGTTATGGGCAAAGGCTCGGAGAAATCCGCCTACGGAGAATGGTTTCATGTTGACAAGCCGGTGCATGATTACCATATAGGTCGTGCTATGCGTCACTTGTCCACGGCCATGTTGCAGTTGCAGAAGTCAACGCCTTGCCCGGACAACAACGGGGAAACGGCTGCGGATCACCTCGAAAGGGCTTTGGTCCGCGCCTTGTTTGCCTGGGCGCAAATCAAAAAGGAAGTACCACGACTATGAAGAAAATAGAGGACATCAAAGTAACATTCATCTGGGGAGGACGCGAGGTCACGGCATGGGGCGATTGCGATTACAAGACGCACCGCATTGACATCGGTCCGCAGGGCTACCGAGAACACGTCATGGCAGACGTGCCTTACGATATGTCAATCTCGCGCATCACGGTTTGCCACGGTGACGCAGACATCGCCAACCCCGAGCCGGAACTGCTGGAATTTGCCGAGCAGCTTCTCATGGAGGAAGCCGACGAACAACTTTGCGAGGTGGC